CCATGTTCGAGGGAAGGTCATGACCGCCTGGCTCAAGCTGACCCCGGCCTGGGCATGGTGGGCGCTCGCCCTGGTAGTTGTAGCCGGTGGGCAGCAGATTCGGGTGTCATCGGCTCAGTCTGTAGCCGGTGGGGCGCAGCGCGAACTGGCCGACTACCGCGCCGACGTGGCCGAGCGCGACCGGCGTGCTGCCGTGTTCGTCATTCAGGAAAACCAGCGGCGGCAGGCCGCAATCGAGAAGGCAGATGCAGATGCACAGAAACAACTGGATCAAGCTCGCTCTGATGCTGCCCGTGCTGACAGCGCTCTTGAGCGCCTGCAGCAGCGCCTCGCAGCCGCTGAGCAGCGCAGTCGTGACGCCGGCAATTCCATCACTGCCCAGCTCAGCCAGGCAGCCGATGACGCCGCCCGAGTGCGAGCCGACGTGTTCGGCCGGATTGGAGAGGCTGCTCAACTCTATGCTGGAGTCGCCGACGAGCGTGGAATAGCTGGGTCGGCGTGTGAGAAATCATATGACGCTGTGAAGGGGAATTGAGATTGCCCGGACGGGCTGAGAGGGGGAAACAAAAAAGGTTGCTGAAATGTTGCTGAAACCGGGACTAACCGGGACATATTTTCAGCAACTTTCAGCAACCTTTTCTGCTGTAGCCCAGTGTTTCCGGGCCTTATTTGGTGGAGCCGGGGGGATTTGAACCCCCGGTCATGCTGCGGAAATACTGGGTTGTAGCGGGGTGGTTGCTGAAATGTTGCTGAAACGGCTCATTTCATCTTCACCCCAGCGGCTTCGATGGCGGCGTGCAGCGGGCCTTCCCAATACGCCCACTCGCCACAATCATCCGGACTGAACTTGTCCGGCATCTCAATAACTGGCGCTGCGCGACGATTCCACCAATCAATAGCTTCTTCGCCCTCAGGGTCATCGCAGAAGTCTTGGCCGCTGATATCGCACTCGTCACAGGCTACGTGCGAAAAAACGGCATCGTTGCTATTCCAAAGGCTCTGGGTTACGCGCTGATCAAGTCGCGCCTCCGCCCCGCAAAACGGGCACGGCTTCATTTCCTTTTCCATTTGAATTCTCCTTAGGGATTTGAACCGGCGTCCCGAACAGCTCAGCCGCCTTACTGCCCGACGTGTCGCCATCGTTTGGAATGTATCGGCCATAGACGCGGGCGATCATCACCCAGCTGCTGTGGCCCATTTGTTTTGCTACCCACATTGGATGTTCGCCGGCGCTGAGCATCATCGATGCGTAAGTGTGCCGGGTCTGGTACGGGTTCCGGTAGCGGACCTTCGCCTTGCGGACGGTCGGAATCCAGAATGACTTCCGGATAGCCTGGTCGCCGTCGAAGGGTTTCCCGTAGCGAGGATCATGGAACACCGGCCCGCCTACTATATAGGTGTGCGCCTTCTGGCTTTCCAGTGCCGCCAGCGCCATCGGTAACAGCTTAACGTCCCGCAACCCCGCCGCCGTCTTCGGCAACTCCGCTTCCTTGGCCGCCTTGGTCAGTCCTCGCGATATCCGCGCCTCCCCCCGTAGCCAATCAATATCCCCCCATTCCAGCGCCACCAGCTCTGACGTGCGAAGCCCGGTCCAGAATGCGAACTGCAGCAGGTTCCGGTATTGGCCGGTTGCCGCCGCCAGGATCGCCGCCTGTTCCTCTTTCGTGAACGGGTCGATCTCGTCTTCCGCCTTGGGCTTGCCCTTCACTGAGTAGGTCCATCCGGCCAGCGGGTTCGATTCGATCAGTTCATCGTCTACCGCATCATTGAGCGCCGACCGCAAGCAGCTTTGCACGTTGGCCAACCGCTTGTTCGACGCCTCCATTTTGACCAACTCATCCCGCACCATCTTGCGCGTGAGCGTCACTAGCGGCGCATGGCCCAGCCTCGGCACCAATACGCCCGCGATGATCTTGCGGTAGCCGTCCAGGGTCGACGCCTTCAGATGCGCCTCCTTTCGGGCTAGCCACTTGTCGAGATAGTCGGAGAGGGGAATCAGCCCGGTCTGATGCCCGAGCTTTACAGCGCGCTTTGACTTGGGGAAAGTCGCCGCGTAGTCGAAGGTTCCGTTATAGATGGCAAGCTCTACCGCTGCCTTGTGCTTCTCGGCGCGCTTCAGATTAGCGGGGCTGGGCTCAAGTGGGAGACGCTCGCGACACTGCGTCCCTTCGTACATGAAACTGATTTCAATGCTGGTTGCCGACGCGCGCCGGACTCCATTCCGCTTTCCACCCATGCTTCGTACCCTTCCACGCTGATCAGCACATGGCCGTCTGGTGCCTTGATCCAGATTTCACCCAGGGGCCAGACTCCTTTGGAGAGCTTGGACCGGATTGCGTGCTCAGTGTAGCCGGTTGCCTCTGAAAATCGCTTGATGGTCTGATATCTGGCCATCCCTCACCCCCTCACCGTTACGCCGGCTGCTTCGAACAGGCGTTTCGCGTCATCACGCCATATGGCCAAGTCACCGCATTCGTTCGGGCTGAAGCAGTCGCCCGGCTCAATGGTCACGATCAACTCCCGCCGCGACGCCAGCCTCACATTCCGCATCTGGTCCTTCACGTCCTCGAAGCACTCGTGCCAAAGCTGCTGCTTCCACCACGCCTCGAACTCTGCTACCGCCTTGTCTGTGTGCTGCATGTCTATCTCCTATCGGCTGACTCGAACGCTGGCGTCAGGGTTGGCAATGCACGCTTCCAGGTAGCGCGCCACGAACGGTACGAAGTGGACGTATCGCCCCCAGCCGTTAGGTGAGTCGAATTGTTCAAAGTGGCTCGGTCTCTCGACCAGCTGAGCCAGCCCTGCGCGCAGAGGCTCAATCAGCTGGCTCGCCTTGGTCACGCCGATTTCGTCCGGGCGCCACAGGTGCTTGTAGATACCTGCTTCGCCGGCCATCGTGTTCAGGTTGTGCGTGATATTGGCGTCGTACAGGCACCGGTCTTCTTCGTCGTAAAGCGAAACGTCTAGGCTCATGTCTATCTCCTGCTGCGTGCGGGGTTAGGCGGCTTCTACTTCAGCAGAAAGTCGGTTCCGAAGTTCCTCAGCGGCCATGACTGCGTCTTCAAGCAAGTGGTGGCAACCGTTGTAGTAGGCTTTCCCTTCATGCCGAACCTGAACGACCCACTTGTTTTTTCGCGAGTCGCGGTAGACGTGCCGGTGACCACTCGTGGATCCGGATTCCGTTAACTTGCTCGACCCGAATCGACGGTTCCTCAGGTTTTCAGCCATCGAAACCTCTCTAAGATTGCACCATCGGTTGTCCCACCTGACGCGGTTTATGTGATCTGTAATGACCGGAAATCGGCCGGTCATGTACATGAATGCCAAGCGATGGGCCTGATAGTTGGTGCCGTCGACCTTGATCGTGATGTAGCCGTCCTTGTCCGGTTTCCCTACCTTCTTGGTGGAGCACTTCGATATCCGAGTGAACAGTCCAGTCTCAGGGTCGTAATGCAGCCTTGACTTGAGCAGCTCAATGGTCATGTCGCTAGTTCCCATGGCGAGCGCCTCCTCCCCGCCGACTCTCGCCGGCAGGCTGTGTGTTTGGGTGGGGTTAGGGGGTAATGGTGTTTGTAGCTACGGTGAACGCAAACAGCATGAGCAAGGTGGCGCAGAATCGAGTTGCGCTAAGCGGCCAGATCAGAAAGCAGATAGCCAAATACGCCAGCGTGGATAGCAGCATTCACTCCTCCTTCGCAGCCATGGCGGCGCGCAGCGAGTTTTCTGCGTCACGGCACAGCTTGAGTCTGCGATTGATACCGACCCCTGACCCGTTTTGCTCTGCGTCCAGCCAAGCAATGGCCTTTCCTGCCGCATCCCGCAGCCTATCCCGCTCGGCGGTCACGGCTGACAGGGCGGCGAGCAGTTGGGGTCGCGTGTAAACGCCAATGCAAGACGTCTTGCCAGCAGCCCGGATCGCATTTTCGCGGATCATGTAGAGCTCGCCGACTGCAATCCATCCATATGGCTCCGGCAGCTCCCGATCAACCAATACCTTGCTCATACTGCCTCCAGTGCCTTAGCCGGGTAGATCTGCACGCTGCCTTTATGCGCCGCGCTCTCGACTGCATAGCCCTCTGGCGTCAATTCCGTGGAGTAGGTGCCGCAGATATGGCCTTCCCACTCGCTGCCGCTGGTCTTGCGTACTAGGTCGCCCATGCGTAACTTGCCTTGCGGGGCGGTCTGCGCGATGGGGGCGGCGTTCACCAGCTCGAATTCGTAGATGTATTCGTCGCAATTGCAGTCCACGACGTTCGTTTCGCCGACCGGTTCGCAGTGGCATATCAAGTCGCCGAGCTTTTCGTACAGCGTATCTTCCATGCCATCCGCGACTTCCTGGCGAGTGAGTGCGACGGCGTGAGCATCGCCAGTGTCCGGGTGCTTGAGCTGGAAGCGCATCACCTCGACAGGCTGCTGCTCGGTCTGCGCGGCCCGATCCTTCAGCTCAGCCGCATGCTCGCGCTCCTGCTCTGCCAAGTACTTCCAGTGCTCGGCAGCGGACCAGGGCGAGGCGATGACCACCGCCGATACCTGAATGCCTGCCGGCATCGGCAGTGCGTTCAGCGCGGCAGCGTGCTGCTCGGCATCCTCTCGACTGAATGCTGCGTACAGTTCGTCCGGCCCCTGTGCATGGACTGCCCATAGCTCATCCTGCGCTGGCGCTGGCTTTACTGCCGCCAGCCCATCCCTGAACCCCTGCGCTGCGGCTGTGGCCATGTCGACGGCGGTGAAGGTGTCGGCTGGCTCGGCCTGCTGGGATAGGGCGGCGCGGATGAAGGTGATCATCGGATGCTCTGCATCGCCGAAACCGCCGATCAGGGGAGCTGTTGGGGAGTGCTTGGTAAACCACGACTCGCAGGTTTCTAGTGCTTCGCGCAGCCGCTCCACCTCCGCCTTCGCAGCCCCCAGCTCAGCGCCGAGATTCGTCAGTTCTTTCAGTTCGCTCTGTGTCATGTCCTTTGTCCTGTGTTGGTGGGCGGCAGCGGAAACAGGCGCATTGGCCGATCCGCTTGCCGTCCGTGCGGCAGAAGATGGGTGCGTTCACAGCGGCAGCGACTCCTGCACCGCAAGGCATTCGGCCTCGCCGTGGGGCAGTGGCTTGTCCTGCCAGCAGATCAGCGCGACGAGCTCGTCAGTAGGCGTGTCGGTCACGTCCATCCAGTCGCTGTGGGTGACTTTCATTTCAGCCGGGCTCAGCCAGCGCGAGTGCGTGCGATCCGGCGACAGGCAGTAGCGGAATCCTTGGTCGCGTAGGGTCATTTCCTGCGGCCTCCGTGCGTCGTGGCCGTCCAGCCGGCGCTAGATACCTGGTTGCCGTGGTCAGCTATCAGGCTGTCGATCAGGGCGCCCATGTAGGCGACGAGGCCGCTGACTGTTTCGCCGCGGGCCATCGCGCTGTGCGTGTGCTTCTCGCCGTTGGGCAGCACGAACCACGCGCTGGCTTTCCAGTCCGAAGGGCGCCGGGGCTCAGTGCCGCGAACTACTGGCCGCGACACTCGGTTGTCGATGGAGTAGAGCGTCACGATGCAGCTCATGGCTGGCACACCTCAAGCAGTGCCGCCTCGCTCAGGTCACCAAGCGGCGCGACGTGGTATTGGGCAAGCGCGTAGACGCCCCACGGCTTGCCAGTGATTTCCGCCCGGTACGCCGCGTGGCGGATGGCGTCGAGCACGTCGGGGAATCTCATGCCATCTGCTCCAGTGCCCGGCGGGCGAATGCAGACAGCTCCCGCTTCGGGTCGCGGCGGCGCTTCAGTACGGTTGCGGGGTCGTGCCAGCGCTTGCGCTCAATGGGCTTCACTTCGCGGAAGCCTTCGACCTGCTGGATGGGTACGCCTGATTCGGCGACGAGTCGTGAAAGCCAGGCAGCATCTTTCGCCCGGCCCGCTGGGGTTAGGTTGCAAAATGTCATTGGGATGTACCGGGAGGAGGGCGCGCTGGGCGCCCGGGGTGGATCAGTAGTTGATGCCGTAGTCGTCGTAGTCCGGCATGGAGTTGTCCGCCTGACGTTGCGTCTGCTGCGGGCGCTGGGCTTGTTGCTGGCGTGGCTGCGACTGCTGGCTATCCGGCTTGCCGCCGAGCAGCTGCAGGGTGCCGTTCATGTCCACCACAATCTCTGTGGTGTAGCGCTTCACGCCGTCCTTTTCCCATTCCCGCGTCTGCAGGCGACCCTCGATGTAGCACTGCGAGCCCTTGCGCAGGTACTCGCCAGCGATCTCAGCGACCTTTCCGAAGAAGACGATGCGTGACCACTCGGTACGCTCCTGCAGCTGGCCGGTCTGTTTGTCCTTCCAGCTGTCGGTAGTGGCGAGGGTGATGTTCGTCACTGCGTTTCCGTTGGGCATGTAGCGCGTTTCCGGGTCACCGCCGACGTTGCCGATCAGGATGACTTTATTGATACCTCTGGCCATGGTGGCTCCTTGGTTGTTGGTCTAGGCGGCAATGCCCATGACCCGATTCATGCGCTCTTCGAGCAGTTTGTAGAAGGTGGAGACGCGCTCGCTGATCTTGCGAATCAACGCCTCGTCGCGGTATGCGCGCTTGACGAAGAGGGGCATGCCCGGCCAGTAGGACACGAAGTCGACCCATTCCCGATCGGATACCCACAGCCCGCCCTGGCACTGCGCGACGTGCTCCTTTGGAATCTCGCCGGCCAGGATCACACCGACCTGAAACTTCGGCAGCTTGGTCTTGATCTCGGTTAGGCCATCCGCGCCTACCAGCGAGTCCGGCGAATAACCGATGCCGTGATTCAGGATGATGGCCACCTGTTCCGTGGCGACCTCTTCGCGCGACTCGTACAGGCCGCGGGCCACGGCTTCCAGCTCATGCCCGCGCTCGGTGTGGCGGTTGCCGCCGAATGGGTCTGCCGCCTCGCCTGTGATGCGCTCGCCTATCAGCGTGTCCATGTAGGTGAATGCGCCTGCACCGAACCCAGCTTGACCCTCACCTTTGACCAGCAGGCATTTCAGTTCGGAGCAGGTCACGATGCCCAGGCGAAGGGCCAGCCAATCGGCCGACCCCTGCTCGACTTCACGGATTATCTGCATTGCCAGACTCCTTGGCCTTGTTGGCCGACTTGGTTAGCGCTGCCAGCACCTTGTCGAACTCAGCCTTGGCCACGCTTTCCGGCGTGCCGTGCATGCCTTCGAATGCTGTCTTGGCCTTGTCGCTGCACTTCTCCAGCAGCGCGCGCAGCTGTGCCGCCTGCGGCGCGGTCACTGTTGCCGTCGGCGCCGCGGCATAGCCGTCGTCGTCTTCTCCGCGGGTCGTGATGTTCAGCATGGCGCACATGACATAGCGCTTGCCGTAGCTGACCGACGAGGCAACCGCCTGGACCGCGTTCTTGCTGCCGCTGGTATCGCTCGGTAGCAGCATCGTCGTCTGCTCCCGGTGGCCGGCGCGGTGCATCAGGATACCGGTGACGTTGATTCCGCCCTGGTGATGCTCGACCTTGAAGGAGATGGCAAAGCCGTAGCGCTGCATAATCGGCTTCATCACGTCGTTAATGTCCTCGAGCGTGGCGTAGCGGATGGAGCCGTGCCCCTTGCCGCGCTCGGCAATGCTCGGAATCTCGCACTGCATCTCTGCCATAGCCGCGCTGAACTCGGCTTCGGCGTTCCGCGCCTGCATCCGCTCGTGCATGGCCATCAGGCGCTCCATCTTCTCGATGTCGCACTGCGGGTCTGCGGCGGCGCGCTGGATGACCTGAAGGATCGTTGTCGATTCCGTCGCCTGGACGATTGCGGCTGACTCCTGCCGCTGGGCAATTGCTGTGTTCATGGCTGCCTCAGTAGGTAATCGACACGCTGGGCACTTCGCCCTTGCGAATCATGTTGATGATGGCTTTGGCCTGTTCTTCGGTAATTCCTGCGCCCATGAATGCCTCTTTGATCGAGGTGAGGACGGCGGTCTTGTGCGCGATGTCCGCCTCGCGGGCCTTGGCCTCGGCTTCTTGGCGGGCCTGCTCGTCGGCTTGGCGCTTGCGTTCTTCTGCTACAGCTAGCAGGGCATCGTCTATCGCCTTTCGCTCCGCCTGCTCGGCACGCTGCTGGGCTTCCAGCTTCTCGCGCTCTGCTTGTTCGGCCTGCAGCTTCAGTTCCAGCTCGCGGCGTTCGGCTGCGGCCTTGGCGTCTGCTTCGCGCTTTTTCGCTGCGTCACGTTCGGCCTGTGCGCGCTGCTCGGCTTCGCGCTGGGCTTGCTCGGCGGCTTCCCGGGCGATGCGCTCCTCGCGCTCCTTCTGCTCGCGCTGGGCGGCTTCGGCGCGGAGGCGTTCGAGTTCTGCTTGTTCGGCTTCGTATGCCTGCCGCTTGGTCAGTGCCAGCTGCAGGGTGGTGAGCGTGGCAGCCTTGACGCGATGCGCTTCGGCTTCGAACTCTTCCCACTCCGGCCCAACCTCTACGGCCTCAGCCTCGGCAATACGGGCCTGAATCTCTGCGGCCGAAAGCTCGGCCAACTGGTCATCGCGGTTGCGCAGCCAGTCGATTCGGTCGGTGTGGCGTGCAACCCGATCCGCCTCGGCCTGTTCCCACTCATTCAGCGGCGCCCGCACCTCATCCTTCCAAGCATCCAGCGTGTCGCGCATGCGCTTGCGCTCGGCGTCGATCTTCTTCGGGATTTCCTTCAGCTCGGCGACCAGATCCTTGCCCACGTTGTCGAGCGCTGTCTTGGATCGGGCTACCTTGTGGGCAATCGATGCGATGGCGTCGCGGCCTTTCTTCGTGGTCACGTCCGGCACGAATGCATCGATCTCGGCGCGGATCTGCTGCAGGTACGGGTCAAGCCCGTTCGCAGCTTGGAAGACTTGCAGTGCGGTTTTCTTTGGCGGCACGAGGGCCAATTCCGTAGACATGAGTTCTCCTTGGCCGCGTCTCGCGCAGCCTGATCAGTAGTTGGTGTTACCCGAAAAGGTGAAAGATCGCCGCCTCGCCAGCCAGGCCGATCAGCAGCACGCCAGCCAGCACGCCGAACCCGGTAAGGGTCCACCACGCCGCTGCGAATGAGTGGCCTGTGGGGGTGTCGTCGTAGGGGAGGGATTGGGTGCGGTTCATGGCGTCACCTTGCGGTAGTCGTGCTTTGCATACTCCCCGTGCAGTTGCGTGCGGAGAGCTGTTGCTGCTGCG